CCGTCTACCTCCAAGGTGGTGAGACTATCATTATGCGTATGGCTAACTACCTCTGGTTTACTAATGCATCGAATATCAAATTCAAACAGGTTGTTTGGGTTCACGACGAATGGCAAACAGAAGTGGAGGAAGATCGGGCAGAAGAACTGGGTAAACTGCAAGTGCAATCTATTCGGGATACAGGTGAATACTTCAATCTCAACTGTCCCCTCGACGGTGAATACAAAGTAGGTAACAATTGGGCTGAAACCCATTGACATCTTCTTTGAATCTGCTACACTAATACTATTAACAACTGGAGAACTACACAATGGCTACTGCTACGAAGACTTTGACTGGTGAGTTTCGCACCAAGGTTTACTTCGCCCATGTACAGGAACCTTCTCAGTTCGGTAACTATGAGGTTAACCTTGCGGTAACTCCTGAGATGGAGAAGACCCTTATTTCCATGCGACTGGATAAGAAGATTAAGGATGGTAAGGAGCGGATCAATAACGGTGGTAAGTACATCACCCTCCGTAACTCTGCCGTCGATCTTCAGGGACATGAGTCCGAGATGGTTGTCATTGACCAGAACGGTAAGCGCACGAAGGCACTTGTTGGTAACGACTCTGAGTGCATCGTATACTGGCGGTCTTACGATACCCCGAAGTACGGTAAGGTTATCAAGCTTGGGAAGATGATCGACTGGGATCAGGAGAATAAGAAGAAGAAGTTCGGTGCTATGAAGATCGTTGAACTTGTCGCTTACGAGAAGCCTAACGATGAGTTCGCATCAGCGATGGAAGAGGTTACAGAAGATGAACCTCTCGCTGCTCCGGTTACTCCGAAGAGCCGTAAGAAGGATGTAACTTTTGAGATTGAAGCATGACGGAAGAGTGGGATTACTATACTCCCGAAGAAATAAACAAGATGTTTATTACTAAGGAAGAGATGGATATTATGACAGGTAAGTTGGGGGATTCTGTGGAGTCCCCCTCCCACTATAATAACGGTAAAGTCGAGTGCATTGACTATCTGAAAGATAACATGCCATTCGATAACTACCTTGGTTATCTCGAAGGGAATACGAAGAAGTATCTCCATCGCTGGAGGTATAAGAAGAAGCCTCTCGAAGATCTTAAGAAAGCACAGTGGTATCTCAATCGTCTTATTCAGGAGCTTGATGACAATGGAGTTTGATGAGTACCAGAAGATGGCTCTTGATACTCTTCTCTACGGAACAGAAGAGCATCTTACCTATGGTCTCGCAGCAGAAGTCGGTGAGGTTATGTCACTGATGCAGAAGGTTGCTAGGCACGATAGCCGCTATTGGGATGGCAGTGATATGTTCTCTGGATATACCCCACTGTTTCGAGAACTGATGTTTAAGGAACTCGGAGATGTCCTCTGGTATCTCTCCTGCCTCGCTAACTATCATGGCTTTCCTCTTAATGCTATCGCGGAGCATAACCTTGAGAAGCTTGGTAAGCGTAAAGCAGAGGGTAAGATCCAAGGCGATGGTGATAAGCGATGAAGTTCATCATCTTCTCTAAGCCCGATTGTCCTTGGTGTACGAGAGCTAAGGAACTTCTAACGCAGCATAATAGTAGTTATGTTGAGTTTGATGTAACTGATGATGAAACTGGAAAGATCTTTCTAAAGGAATCTAATCTAAAAAGCGTACCACAAATCTTCCACAACGGTAGACTTGTTGGTGGATATCTGGCACTGGAGAATTACCTTGGCATCAATTAATACCCTAGTCGAAGATATCTATAAGCTTCTTGAAGAAGGTACTGAGGCTGATATTCGTGAAGCTTCTCTAGCTTTCGGTAATCGTCTCGCTAGTCTCATAGTAGATAGGCTTAGACCGAAGGAAGAGAAGCGTACTCTTCGTATGTCCAACGTAGGTAAGCCCGCCCGTATGCTCTGGTATGAGGTCAACTCCACTGTCGAGAAGGAAGAGTTCAATGGTCCGACATATCTCAAGTTTCTATATGGAGATCTTATCGAAGAAGTTGTCCTCTTTCTTGCAGAAGTTGCTGGACATTCAGTATCAGATAGACAGCGGCAAGTTGTTGTTAGTGACATTGTTGGTCACATTGATGGCGTTGTCGATGGTGTCTTGATTGATGTGAAGAGTACATCTCCCCATTCCTTTAAGAAGTTCAAAGACGGTACTCTCCGCAACGATGATCCCTTCGCTTACATCTCCCAGCTATCCGGGTATATGCACGGGACTGGTATTAACGATGGTGCTTACATTGCAGTAGACAAACAGAATGGTAACATTACTGTTATGCCACTGGAAGATGCAGATAAAGTTGACATTGTAAAAAGAATTGAATATATTAAAGATGTTGTAAATAAAGATACACCACCCGAAAGGTGCTTCTCACCAGAGCCGATGGGTAAGTCTGGTAACTTGAAGCTTCCTGCTGGGTGTTCCTACTGTGCCTTTAAGAAGGAATGCTGGAGTGATGTCGGACTTCGTAAATTCGTCTATTCAACCGGACCAGTTTGGCTAACTCATGTCGAAAAAGAACCAGAAGTCCCCGAAGTCGAGGTCTAAACTAAATGATTCACCCTCAAGATGGAAACAAATCCTTAAGAAGTTCGGCCTTACTAGAGATGCGTACAACAATATTCTATCAATCCAAGGAGGATGTTGTGCAATCTGTAACAGATCTCCTGACAAAATTAGACCCAAACGAAATCTTGCAGTCGATCACAATCACAGTACCGGAGAAATCAGAGGGCTATTATGTTACCGATGTAATCACGTTTTGTTAGGAAGGATCTTTCGGGATGACGTTAGTATGGCGAAGAGAGCTTACTTATATCTATCCTCGAAGAAAGGCTACGGAAGAGTACCAGATTAACTACCCTTAGCTCAGCAGGATAGAGCATCTGCCTTCTAAGCAGAGGGTCACACGTTCGAGTCGTGTAGGGTAGGCGCTGGCGTAGCTCAGTTGGTAGAGCAGTTGATTTGTAATCATCAGGCCGTGGGTTCGATTCCTACCGCCAGCACCACTATGGAGATGTAGAATGGCAATAGAAGCTGAGTATAAAGTATCTTACGAAGAACTGAGATCCCTTGTTCGACTGTACTTCGAGATAGTGGACGATGATGGAACATTCTACACTGATGAAGAGTGGTATAATATTGTCTCTGAGATAGAGACAGATCTAAGAGTAGCAGTTGGGCTACTTAATCCTTCAACTGGAGAGACTGATGTCGAAGACTCATTTGATTATCCCTGATCCTCACGCTACACCAGATGAGGACTTGTCACGGTTTACCTACCTTGGTAAGTTGATTGCATCAGTGAAACCTGATGTTGTCATTTGTATTGGTGATTGGGCTGATATGCCTTCTCTCTGCTCCTACGATAGGGGTACAAAGGGCTTCGAGGGACGGCGGTATAAGAAGGATATTGAAGCATCTACCCATGCACAGGAACTGATGTTCAAGCCTATAAAAGATACGAAGAAAAAGCTTCCTCGCTTCATCATGACAACAGGGAACCATGACTATGGTAGGATTGAAAAAGCTATCCAGAAAGATGCTGTCTTGGATGGAACTATCTCGGTTGAAGATCTTCAATACAAGGACTTTGGTTGGGAGGCTTACCCTTTTCTGGAGCCTGTTGAAGTGGACGGTGTATATTACTCGCACTACTTCCCAACAGGCGTTATGGGTAGAGCTACGAGTGGAGAACATCAAGCTTTCACCCTACTTACGAAACAGTTCGTATCTTGTACCCAAGGTCACACTCACACTAGAGATTTTGCAGAACGAACAGCACCTGACGGACGAAGAGTTATGGGCCTTGTCGTGGGATGCTATGTAGATCGTATTCATGAATATGCAGGACAAGCTAATAAGATGTGGTGGCCGGGAGTAGTCATTAAACGTAATGTCTCTCAGGGACAGTACGACTTCGAGTTTATTTCAATTGAAAGAATTAAGAATGAGTTTCGAGATTAAGCAGCTTATCCTTGATCGGTTTACTGTCTACGAACTAGTCGAGATACTTGACATAGACGTAGAAGAGTTCTACGATAGGTTCGAGGATATCATTATAGAGCAGCTTGAACGGATCAAAGAGATTGACAATGGGCTGGAGAAAGAAAAGTTTTCAGAAGAAGGTTAGTCAAAGAAACCCATATGCAAAAGAGTTGGAAGAGGGGCAATACAGGCAGAGGATAAAAGAATCTGATAAAGACTATAAGAGACAGAAGCTGGATATAAGAAACATATACGAGAGAGATGAAGAAGATGACACTTCCAACTGACTACCAGACTTTCATTGCTACCTCCCGGTACTCCCGGTGGATTGAAGAAGAGAACCGCCGAGAGTCTTGGGAAGAGACTGTCGATAGGTTTATGGAGGATGTAGTTTCTAAAAAGATACAATCCGAGGATCGTGGTATTTACGACAAGATCCGAAATGCTATCCTCAACCTTGAGATCATGCCCAGTATGCGGGCTATGATGACTGCCGGTAAGGCTCTCGACAGGGATAACACCTGTGCTTATAACTGTTCCTATCTCCCCGTCGATGACATGAAGTCATTCGATGAGGCTATGTTTATTCTTATGTGTGGTACTGGTGTAGGCTTCAGTGTCGAGCGCCAGTATGTTAGTAAGCTTCCAGAAGTTCCCGAGAAGATGTTCGAGTCTCAGACTACAATTGTTGTAGCCGATAGCAAGGAAGGTTGGGCTAAAGCCCTTCGACAGCTCATTTCCCTCCTCTACTCTGGTGAGATACCTAAGTGGGACATGAGCAAGGTACGCTCTGCTGGCTCTCGCTTAAAGGTATTCGGTGGCCGCGCATCTGGACCTGAACCTCTTGACCAGTTGTTCCGTTTTGTTGTCTCCATCTTTAAGAATGCTGCTGGTAGGAAGCTTAATAGTCTTGAGTGCCATGACATTATGTGCAAGATTGGTGAGGTTGTCGTAGTCGGTGGAGTACGCCGCTCAGCTATGATCTCCCTCTCTAACCTCTCTGATGACCGTATGCGTAATGCTAAGACTGGACAGTTTTGGGAGACTAATCCCCAGCGGTCCCTCGCTAACAACTCTGTAGCCTATACTGAGAAGCCTGATGCCAGTACCTTCCTCCATGAGTGGGCCTCTCTTGTAGACTCTGGTACTGGTGAGCGTGGTATGTTCTCCCGTGTTGCAGCGCAGAAACATACGGGTAAGAACGGTAGGCGTGATCCTAACCATGAGTTTGGCACTAACCCTTGCTCAGAGATTATCCTTCGTCCCTATCAGTTCTGCAATCTCACTGAGGTTGTAGTCCGTGCAGAAGATACCCTTGTAGACCTTGAGCGCAAGGTTAAGCTTGCTACTATCCTTGGTACTATTCAGGCTACTTATACCCACTTCCCCTATCTCAGGAAGATCTGGACAAAGAATACAGAGGAAGAAAGGTTGCTTGGTGTTTCTCTTACTGGTATTATGGACCATAATATCCTTAATGGTACTAACCCTCTTGGTAATCTTACCGCTGCTCTAACGGCACTAAAGAATGCAGCAATTGATACTAACCGGGAGTGGGCCGAGAAGCTTGGTATTCCCACCTCTGCTGCTATTACCTGTGTCAAACCGAGTGGTACGGTATCCCAGCTTGTTGACTCTGCTTCTGGTATTCATCCACGGCATAACCCGTATTACATTCGCCGTGTCCGTGGAGACAATAAAGATCCGATCACTCAGTTCATGAAGGACATGGGTATCCCGAATGAACCTGACATTATGAAGCCTGACCATACGACTGTCTTCAGCTTCCCTGTTAAGGCTCCGTCTGGTGCTATCACCCGCCATGATCTCTCGGCAGAGGAGCATCTTGATCTCTGGAAGATCTACGCCGAGTTCTGGTGTGAGCATAAGCCGTCTATCACCGTCTCTGTAAAGCCTGATGAGTGGGTATCAGTTGGCTCTTGGCTTTATGATAACTTCAATATTGCTTCTGGTCTGTCCTTTCTTCCTCATTCAGACCACATTTATAAGCAAGCACCCTATGAGGATTGCACTGAAGAGGAGTACAATAGGTTGAAGGATCTTATGCCTACTACAATTGACTGGAGCAAGCTATCCGACTATGAGACTGAGGACAGTACAAAGTCTAGTATGACTGCTGCTTGCTCTGCTGGTTCCTGTGAGATTGTGGATCTAACATCATGAGTGACGATAACGAGAAGGTTGTAAAGCTGGTACAAAAGAATAACCCCTCGGAAAAGATCCAAGGGGTTAATCCTAAGCAGCTTCTTAAAGAGGCTGGCAGCGTATCCTACGATAGCCTCATCCTAGTTGGATGGAGTGATGAACACTTCCGCATTAGCTGGTCTTCTGAACTAACTCCAGAGGAAGTATTCCTCCAGTTGGAACTAGCTAAGACCCGTATCATGGCTAATATGTACGAGTTCTAATCTTACATAGGTCTACCGGAAGTACCGATAGCGTACCTCTCAGCCATACGTCTCTCACGGGCATTCTTATAACGCTTAGTAGGGGTTGTACCTTTTGGTGCAGCCCCTTTGTTATTAACTGCGGAAGCAGCAGTTGCAGCAGCAGCGGCTACTGATGGTCTTGTACCTGAAGGAGGACCACCGGGAGGAGTGGCATTAACACCGATTCTCTTAGGAGCAGTAACAGTCTGACTACCCATTCTACCCGGACCAGCAGTTGCAGCAGTAGCGGATACTGATGGTCTATCCTCCAATGCTCTTGCAGCACCGGGACCACCAACAGAAGATCTAGTCTTAGCAGTAGTAATAGTCTGACTACCCATTCTACCCGGACCTTCCGACTTAGCTGTCTTGGCTTTAGTAGGTATAAGCGCGCTTGTTCCAGTTGGTCTACTAGCTGCTTCGTAAGCCTGTTTAATCTTAGCCTTCCCATATTCATATGCAGAAGTAAGACCTTCTTCTACCCCTACTTTCTTCTTCTTCTTAAGAAAGTTAAGATATGTTGCCTTATCAACTCTGTTCACTGTCTGAGGTTTAATTACATCACTCTTACCAGTCCTATTCACTGTCTGAGGTTTGGCAGAAGAATCTGTTTTCTTCTTCTTCTTCTTAAGAGAGTTAAGATATGTTGCCTTATCCATCTTACTTACCCTTCTTACCAGAAGACTTCTTCTTCTTAGCGGGCTTCTTCATGGCTCTCATCTCAGCCATCTCTTCCTTATACCCACCACGATACTTACCGCCCTTCATCTCGGCTTTCTCTTCCTTCATACCATGTCTCATAGACTTCTTAGCCATTATCTTTTTCCTTTTCTTTTTACACCAGCTTCAGAAAGCGCGATAGCAATAGCCTGTTTCGGATTCTTAACTATTTTAGCCTTCTTTGGCCCCTTCGGATTTACACCAGCATGGAGAGTACCAGCCTTGAACTCTCTCATTACTTTAGAAATCTTCTTCTGTTGCTTCGTTGGCTTCTTAGCCATTACTTCATTCTCCTGTAAACCTTCTTACCAGTATTAGAGGGCATGAGGAAATCACCCTTACCAACTCTATTAACTGTCTGAGGTCTTGAGGGCTTCATACGGGGCGTAGGAACAGACTCTCTATACGCACTGAGTGGTACACCAGCACCAGCAGAAGGATCAATACCTTCAGCATAGGGGTCTATTTTCCTCATTGCCTTCGGCTTCGGCACTGTCTTCTTCATTGGCTTCTTATACGGCTGACCTTTTCCCGGCATAATAGAACTCCTTCTTAAATTACCAGTATTGTTTGTTGTCATCATTTCTTTTTCTTTGCTGTCTTAGCAGCCTCCCTAAAGGCTTTATCTGTAGGTGCGCCTTTCTCACCCTTCTTCCTCATTTTCTTGCCAGCATTTCGCTTAGCCCAAATGTTAGCGTAAAGACCTTGCTTTGCCATTACCACTTTACCTTATCAGCCCAATAGGCAGCAGACATCTTGCCCTTAGAAATATTCTTCGCATGTCTAGCCTTAAAGGACTCACGCCTCTTCCTATACGATGCAGACTCCCCAGCCTTCTTAGGAGATCCTGAGACACCCTGCTGACCAAAGCGGATAAGCTTAACAGTGCTACCCTCTTTAGCTAGGACAGCGTGAGACTTCCCTGCATTCGGTGTTCTCTTAGGTTTATTGTACCCAGCAAATCTTTCACCACGATATTCGATAGCCATTATGATGTATACCTCTTAAAAGCTTGATTGTAAGTTTCCATTACATTCGGATCAAGACCAAAACCAATCCAGATATTCTTCAGGAAAGTCTGTGCAGAGCCTACCCCACCTTCTCTTAAAACAGATAGGAGATCCTGTCCTGTCCTTTGCTTAAAGACATCCTGTGCATATCTCCAAGCAGCCCTATCCTGAGTAACAGGAGTAAAGTCTGTAAACTGACCGGGATACTGCTGTTGCAGAGCCTTCCAAGTTTTATAGACAAACTGGTATCTACCAGCAGCAGTACTAGGACCAGCAATAGTCCTCATGCCAATTACATTAGGATGTTTTGTAAAGTCTGAGAATGTAGCAGGAGCGCCATACCGTCCTTCTCCGACGATAATATTATACCCCCTCGACTCATACCTTGAGATAGTATCAAGGAAGGCTTTAGCCTCTAACGGAAGAGCGGTATCAGTTACAGTCTGAACCCTACCATCGTTCACTCTACCAGTATCATTTATCTGAGCAGGTTGAGGAGTAACAACAGCTTCAGCCTGAGCTTGCTGAATAACTTCCGGAGATTCTACAGCTAGTCTTTCCCCACCAAATTGACTTAGAGCTTTAGCAATAGACTGACCAAGCATGTAAATAGCATCAGAAGATGTATCTGTTTTGCTAGGCTCTTGAACAGTTACATTAGTAAAAGCTCTATCTTCATTTATAATTGGTTTATAAAGTTCCATTTCTTCTTTTACTCCGGTGAACCATTACCGTTAACAGTCATGCCCTGATACTGTGGCAGAAGTATAAGCTGTTCTCTAAGCTGAATACCGGCAAAGTCAGGAGACTTCTTAATGTTCTCAGGAAGTCTTTCAGAAGCCTTAAGGAGAAGATTAAGAGCCTCAATAGACTTCCGTACATCAGCAGTTCTACCAACAAGCTTATTGTACATTCCAAAGGCTTTATCGAAGATCTCATCGTCTGACATATAGTCTGGAATTTTAGTAGGATCTTCCTTAATCGGAGCAGTCGCTGCAATGAGGAAAGGATCTTTCCTAGCTTCGGGATTAACCTTAATCTCTACAACACCACGATCATTAATAACAAGACTAAATGGATTATTATTATTAAAAGCACTAGAGAGATAAGAACCAATATACCCCCGATGCCTAATAGCCTCTGCCTGAATTGTTTTATTCATCTGAAGATAAAGGGACTCACCACTCTTCGGAGACTTCTTCTGGATATCACTAACCATATTAAAAGCAGAGGGTCCGAAGAAAAGCTTTGTCTGGTCAAGTG